GCAGGCGTCGACAGTACGGCGATGCTGGTCGCTATGCACCGGCAGGGCCTACGCCCTGACCTGATCACTACGGCCGACACGGGCGGCGAAAAACCCGAGACGTACGCCTACGCCGAGCGGATGGACGTGTGGCTTGCCTCGGTCGGCTTCCCGCCGATTACGTGGTGCCGCAAGGTCACGCTGCCGACCACGCCGTACGACGATTTGGAGGGCAACAACACGCACAACACCACGCTGCCGTCGCTGGCTTTCGGAATGAAATCCTGCTCGATTAAGTGGAAACAGGGGCCGCAAGATCAGTACCTCAAAGGCAGCCAGGCGCCGCACAACCCGATGCCCGCGCACCCGTTGTGGGGTGCCTACAAGGCGGGCGGCGCCAAGATCGTAAAGCTCATCGGCTACGACGACGGCCCGGCGGACCAACGGCGCTCAAAGCGCCTCAAGACGGCAGACGACGACTTTTCGTACGTGTACCCGCTCCAACAGCTAGGCTGGGCGCGCGAGGAGTGTATCCGGGCCATCGTCGAGGAGGGTTTGCCCGTGCCGCTCAAGTCGTCGTGTTGGTTCTGCCCGGCAAGTCAAAAGTGGGAAATTTTCTGGCTAGCCGGGACACACCCCGACCTGTTCCTCCGGGCGCTCGAAATGGAGCACGGCGCGTTGACTGGGCGGCACAGCCGGTGGGACGGGGACCTCGGCAAGTGGGCAGACGTCATACGGGGCGACACCTTCCCGAGTGCGAAGGGCACCGTCGGGCTGGGGCGCAAGTTCGCTTGGTCGTTCTACGCCCGCGAACAAGGGATCGTCGATCGGGACGGCAACATCAAGGCCAGCCCGGCCTGGCTGCTCGCGCGGTCCGCCGAGTTGAAAAACGGGGGCGGTAACGCGTCGGATACTGCGTTAGTTAGATTAATTGTTTGACAATCTATTGGAACCCTATAGAATGGCAACCAACAACCAACAACGAGGCACCACGACATGACACGCGAAGAAGCCGCTATCATTGGCGCGTTCACCGGCGTATTGCTCGGCCCGCCCGAGGACGTGCAGTCGTACGTTCAGCGCAGGACGACCGCCGATCCGGGCACCGCACTGTCCCCCGCCGAAATCAAAGAGCTGGCGCGGCCCGACATGATGAAACTGTACGGCAACATGCTTGCCGCTGAACCCACAAAAATGGAAGTGCACGACTATGAATCAATACATTGATTGGCTGCTAGAAACTATGGGCTGGGCCGTTGTGGGCCTGGCCGTGCTGGTCGCGTCGGGCAATCTGTCGGCCCTCGACGCGGCGGACGGCGGCGTGCGTAACCTCATGTTCATCGGTGGGCTGTTCTGCCTGATCGGGCTGTGGCCTACCAGACCGCCGCCGCCGTAGATCCGATCCCGGCTAGATCCGTGAGCGCCCACACCAGCCAGTCTAGCCGGTTAGGTGACGCCGCCGACGTAGACGGCGCGTATTCCATCAGTTCGGCCTCAAGCTCCGACAGGTCGTATTTCGGGTCGTGATACACCTTTTCGTTGCCCTCCTCGTATAGCGCCAGCACCGGCTCGGCCCGTGCGAATTTGCCCGTCGCGGCGTGCACTAGGATGATGTGACCTTTGAACCCGTTGTTGCGCAGATTGTCGCGCAGTAGATCGCCCCCGTTGTTTTTTTCGACCACCACCGCGTCGGCCTTGACGCGTTCGTACTCATTGATCACGACCAGCGCCCACTCACGTGGCGAGTACCTGCCCGACAGATCGCGGTTCACGCTGTACGACCCGTCGGTGTAGCTCATCGCCGTGCCGATGCCGGTCAGGTCGCTGTCTGCGTTACTGCTCACCGCCGGGTCGACGGCGATCACGCACCGTTTGCGCCGCCAGGGCGTTGCGCGGTTCCGGGCCGCCTCAATGTGCCCGGTTTTCCACAGTGAGCCCTCAACGTCAAACTTTCGCGGGGCCTGCATCATCTGCGCGTTCCACTTTCGTTTATGCGACCTCAACGCCACTAGGTGCTCGTCGTTGTGTTTGACAGGCCACAACCAGCCCTCGGGCAAGCCGTGGTCAATCTCAATGCCGTGCGTGTTCTCCGCCGGGTACGCGTCGCCCTTGCCGATCAACACCGGCATGTTCAAGTGGTGCCACGTCTCGCCCGATCCGCCGCGCAGCAAGAACCCGGCCAGGTCGTCATAGTCAACCCGCTGCATAATCAGCACTACCGGCACCGCCTCGATAGCCAGGCGTGACGACACCGTGTCGCTGTACGCGTCGTTCAGGGCCGTGCGCTTGGTTTTCGACAGAGCGTCGCGCGGCTTGATCGGGTCGTCAATCATCAGCGCGCCGCTGAACCCGTCCTGCATGTAGCCCGCCCGGAACCCCGTGACCTGTCCGAACGGTGTGGTCGCGTAAACGCCCCCGCCGTTATTCGTCCACCACATATTTTTTGCGTTGGTGTCGTTGCGTATTTTGGTCGGCCACATCGCCTGATACTCGGGCGTCAGGATCGTATTGCGCGTCGTACTGCTCGACAATCGGGTGAGGGTGTCTGAGTAGGTGAGGTGCATAAACCGGCTGTACGGGTACAGGGCGAGCCCTCGGGCCGTGAATCCGATCAGCGCCATCTCGGTTTTTGTGTAGCCTGGCGGCAGTGTGATGATGAGTCGCCGAATCTCGCCCGAGTAGACACGGTCGAGCGTGTTCTGCATGACGCTATGGTGTCGGCCGACAATCATCCGGCTGCCGCGCTGTTTCAGGAAGTACCGATTAAAGTACACGCCGTCTGCCTCGCACTCTAATTTTCGGGCCGTCGTTATCGCGTGCACTAGCAGTCGTCCTGCGTGAGCATTTGCAGGCGTAGCACTTTCCAGTCGTCCGTTGACAGCGGCACCGCGTCGTCGCCGTCGTCGCCGTCGTCGCCGTCCAGCGTTGTCGGGCCTCGACCGCCGTCAAAGCCGGGCAGTGCCTCGGGATATCCGCTAATCTTGGCGTACGCTTCAAGCGCCCTCACGGCCGCGCCGGGGTTGATCGGTATGCGCGTGCCGTCTCGGTCGAGCCGGTCCATCATGCACCTAGCCGCGATCCGTGCGAAGCCCTGCTTGAGGTCCTGCACCGACATATCGATCAGATCCTCTTGGCGTTGCTGGTGCCTCATCACCTCGGCCTGCACGCGCTGTTTGTTAAACATCACGTTGGCGTTGCGTACTCGACAGGGCCGCGTCATTGGGTCGTTGTCCGCCAGGCCCAGCTCATAGGCGGCTAGTTTGTCACCGTGCACGACGTAATGTCGGACCGCGATCTTTTGGTGTTCTGATAGTGCGTACAGTGCCACGGGGCGAAATTCCGTTGTATTTGAGCACAAACTATACCACGGCTTGTCACACTTCGGAAACACGCGAGAATGTCCAATTTGTCACACTTCGCAATCTGGCGGGAATGCAAATTTGTCACACTTGTCACACTTCAAATGCTTATTGTAGCCACAATAGGATTTTATACTTTTTTAGGCCCTTTTTATATTAAACACTTATAGCTAATTTATAGTGTGACAGTGTGACAAACCATACAGGCCGTACTTCTTAGCCGATTTCAGAGTGTGACACGAAGTGTGACAAGTGTGACAAGTGTGACAGCCCGAACAATTTGTCACACTTCGTGTCACACTTCATCTAACGACCTAGCAAGAGTGGGATCGCCGATTTGTCACACTCTGAGATTGACGTCTGTGACGCCCTAGACTATTATGACGCGAACAAGCCCTAACAACGAGCGCCACGCAATATGCCCATCTATGGTGATCCACCTTTACTGCCGCCCGGCCAAGAATTCTTCACGCCCGCCGAGGTCGCGCTGTTGTTTCGATGTAGCGTCCGGCAGGTCCAACGCATGGCCGACGCCGGGTCGTTGACGTGTATCAGTCTCACGCCGCGCGCAATCCGTATTTATCGATCCAGCGTCGAGGGCTTCTTGCGCGACGGTGAGATCACGTGAGCGAACTCGCCGCCCGACTGTTTGCTGCGGGTTTGCCGGTGTTCCCGTGCCGCGCCAACAAGGCGCCAGCCGTCCCGAAAGGCGACAGTTGGAAGATCCACAGCGCCTACCAACCCGAAACGGTGCACTGGCCGTCTGGTGTCGTCGGTGTGCCCGTCCCTGCCGGTGTGATGGTCATTGACCTAGACACCTATAAGGGCATCACGCGGGCCGACGTAGACGGCTATCTCGGGGTGTGCCTCCCGTGGGACGCCGCACTGATCCAGACCACCCTGCAGGGCGGCCAGCACTACGCGTTTGCCTGCGATTGGAAATGCCGTTTCGGGTCCAGCCTTGACGGGTACAAGGGCCTTGATACGCGCACCGCTGGCGACGGGTACATCGCGACGGGGGACGGGTACACGTGGAACGGGTTCGGCCTGTACGCGCTGGCGCACCCCGAGGCGCTGCCCCGCATACCGGACGCGTGCCGCGCCGTGCTCGAAGTCGTCCGGCACGAACGGCCCCTGCAGCCCACCGACGCGCCCACGGCGGACATCGAGGCCGTACAGGCCGCGTTATCGTTCATTGATCCCGGCGGCACGCGGACCGAGTGGGTGAAAGTCGGGCTCGCCCTGCGGCACTACTTCGCCGACGACGAGCACGCCGGGTACGTGCTGTTTGACGCCTGGTCGGCCGGTGAGCTGTGGCGCGACGGGTGCCCGAGCAACTACATCGCCGAGCATATCGAGGCGCAGTGGGGCAGTTTTAAGGCCGAGGGCGACACGACGGTCGCCAGCCTGTTTTACGAAGCCATACAGGGCGGCTGGCTGCCCCCGACAACGCTTAACACCTCGGCCGCGTTCGGCGCCGGTGCGGCACCTGCCGACGCGTTCCGCGATCTGGTCGACGACATACAACAGGGCGGCGGCGATCCGAACCGCACACTGGATCTGGTGACGCGGGTCGCCAGTCTGCCCGCCGCACCGCTTCAACGGGCCGCGCTGTTAGCGGTCCTAACGCGTGAGCTGAAAGACGCCGGGCTGTTGACCAAGGCGGTACGCGCGCAGCTCGATACGGCGGCAGGCGCACCGGCTGCCCCAAGGGTGCCAGGCACTTACGGCCCGAATCACACCGAAAACGCGCTGCAGTTTCTCGGCGCGGAGTACGCGGGCGGTGCGCTGGTCGTCAGCGACCAGGTGTTCTACACCTACACGGGGCAGGCGTGGGTCAGCGTTGACGACGACGATCTGCGGCACCGCATCACAATGGCAATGATCGACAGCCGCCCGCAGCACTCAACGATCACGGGCACGTTTGCGATGATGGGCAGCCTGGCGCACACCGACAAGAAAATTGGCGTGATACCGCCTAACCTGATCCTTTTCCAGAACGGCGTGCTGGATCTGTACACCGGCAGCCTAGCGCCGCACCATCCCGGCTATTTTACGACAAACATCATGCCGTACGCGTTCAACCCGAACGCGCCGTGCGCAGGCTGGCTGGCGTTCCTGTACGAGGTGTTCGAGGGCGACCCCGAGCGCGTGGCGTTGCTGCAGGAATGGTTCGGGTACATGCTCTCGGGCGGGTACGCGCATCATAAAGTCATGCTGTTGTTGGGTGCCGGCCGGTCCGGCAAGTCGACGATAGGTCGCGTGCTGCGGCAAGTCGTCGGCAGCCAGAACTATTCCGGCGGATCGTTCGCCGCGTTCACGACGGACCCGTACATGGAAAGCCTGCGCACGAAACCCGTGGTGTTTATCGGCGACGCGGCGGCCAGCATACCGCGCCAACAGGTCGGCCAGGTGATTGAGCGGATTAAAACGATCAGCGGCAACGACGAGGTGACGTTCAGCCGGAAATACAAGTCGACCCTGTCCGAAGCACTGCCGAGCCGGATCACGATAGCGAGCAACAGCATACCGCGCCTGTTCGACGACTCGGGCGCGTTGGCGTCCCGTCTGTTGGTGATCCCGTTCGAGGTGTCGTTCTACGGCCGCGAGAATCTAGGGCTGTTTGATGAGTTGATGGGCGACTTGGAGGGCATCGGGCTGTGGGCTCTGCAGGGGCTCGCCAGGCTCAACGAGCAGGGCAGATTCACCGAACCGGCGGCAAGCCGGGCCGAGGTCCAGCACATCGGCGAGATGTACAGCCCGATGGCTGAATTCCTTGATGATGTGTGCACCTTTGACGCCAACGCGATATCGACATCAGACGAGGTCTACGCCGCGTACAGGGTGTGGGCCGTTGCTGGCGGCGAGGCACGGATCATGGCGCCGCGCACGCTGGTGAGCGCGTTTAAGGACCTGCTACGCGGTAAGGGCGTTAAGTACGGCGTACATCGCCGGGGTGACGTCCGCAGCCGAGGGTTCAAAGGTATCGCCCTACGCGAGCAAGACAGCGCAACGGTGGGCGCGTTTACCCCGAGGGCGGTTAAGTGACCGCGCCGGGCGTGTCGTTCATGGCCTGGTTGCGCCATCGACCCGAGTACGTTGATCTGCACGACGACGCGGGCGGCCACGTGCGGTCGTTGCGCGGGCTGGTCAGGGACATGGTGCGATCGGGTGCGTGCGTTGAGGCGTGCGACATGCTGGTTCTAGCGGTTAGACACTACGCCGACGAGTACCCCGACGATGTGTCGTGGCCCGTCGGCGCGTGGTGGGAAGATTTGGCGGAGTGGGCCGGTTAGCAGGCCCGCCCCGCTTCGTACATGTCGTCGGCGGGCATGAAGTCGCTCACGTTGCGAACACCCGGAACGTCGCCACGAGCAACGACATCAGCATCAGAGCGAGCGCGACTGCCGACGCCCGCGACTGCCAGGTAGTCGCCCGCCCTACTTGCTGCGCGTACCACTCCTCGTACTCCGGGTTCGACTTGGCCGACGGTAGAACGTGATTGTTAGCCAGCCGGGCCCTCGATTCTGCTATGGTCACGGCCTGCCGGTCATTTTGCCTTTTCAGGGTAGCCACTTCGTTTTCAAGCAGAAATATCCGTTCGTTGAGACTGGCGATAACCTCACCCGACGCGCTCACAAATCACCCCCTAACACCAACGGTTCGACCGTGTAGGCCGTCACGCCGTTGACTGTCGTCAAGCACATCATTGACGTGCAAACGCCGCCGTAGATGCTGACGTCGACGGCCCCCTCCTCGGCGGCTTTCCGGGAGTCAAACAAGACGCCCTGAACCGTCGGGCCTGTACGTGCGGGGCACCCAACGATCAGTTGATACCCCACCGTCTTGACGGGCCGTGTGTGCAGGCAGGGTTCCGCCGACGACCGGAAACCCACGATAAACGCCTCGCCAGTATCGTGCGCCGCGCCCAACACCTCGTACGGTTTCGCCCTGTCGGGCACTACGCGTTGCAGGAACACGACGGGCGTGGTGCCCTCGGCGTCCGTGCAGACGATCCGCGCGCCGTACATCGCCCCGTCGGTGGTGCGAAGCTCACACCGCCCGCCGTCCCTATCCATTGTTACCTTTAAATCAAACATCTTTACCCTCCGGGTATTTAGTGCCAAACGGTCGAGCCCCGAACGGGGCGCCCTTGCCGCACGCGTCGCACTTGATGGTCGGCACGACGTTGCGGTGATAGTTGTCGTCGTCATAGCCGTGTATCTTTTGCTCGTGCTCGCAGTGCTCACAGACAGCCTGCGCGGTAAAGTCGCGCCGGTGCTGCGTGATAATGTATAGAATTCTCATCGGTTTAATGCCCTTGTTAAAATGTTTAATGGGTCGCGGCACTGGTCCAGCACCACGTCGTGTTCGTCGGCTGGCAGCTCGGTGCCGTGCATCAGCGCACCGCGCCGGTCAAACCGCCAGTCGTACGCGAGGCCCGAGGGCGTCACGCCGGTGATGGTGTAGCCGTCGGCTGTTCGTTGTATCCGCATACTACCCCCCGTCCCGTATCAATGTGCGCAGCGCCGCGTCGGCCAGGCGCCGAACGCGGGCCGACTCCAACGCGGGCAACGTGGTGCCCGACAGGCAGGCCCCGTCGAGTGAGTATTCGATAGTGACCTGCGCGCCGCTGGCCGCCGTGCATATCGCGGTAAACCCCGTCGCCGTTCGCGTCACGTTCATAGCAACAACCCGAGCGCGCCGACGATAACCAACCCGAGCAGGCCGACCGACATCAGCACCGTCATGGCGTCAGCGGCGGCCAGCTCGTCGTCGCCTGCGTGTAGCGGCTCACGCCCGACGTACTGGCCGGGCTGCGCGTGCTTGTGCCAGTCGGGGCTCGACGGGTCGACGGGCATAAACACCACCCCGACGGCCTGCCCGTCGTCGTCGGTCAGTGCGTCAATAAACCCCCACGGGGCGGCTTTACGCGGGCCGGTGATGAACAGGGTCCACGTGTCCGGGTCGGCGCTGTGCACTCGATGGAAACGGTTAGCGGGTACGTGGTTCAGCCAGCGTACGCACCGCGTCACGAGCGTGCAGCCGTTCGGTGCGCTCGGGTCCAGATCCGTGACGACCTCCTCGACATACCCGCCAGCCAGCACCAGAGACAGCCCGTCGGACGGGTGATTGTGTAGGTGTTCGAGCGCGTCGGAGCCGACAAAACGGTGCAGGTAGAACACGCGGCCCAACAGCGCGCCGAGATAGTAACGTTCGAGGTACGGCGAGCCCGCCGTCTTGATCAGACGACACGGCAAACCGGCGGTGCGCGCGTACAGCGCCCGGCGGATCATTTCGCGATCCTCTGCGCTGGGGTGAATCCCGCTATGCGCAACGCCTGCCACTCGCTGGCCGCCTGTTCATCGGTCAGCGTATCGCGGGCGTACGGTCGGTCGGCCACGGGGTCGTCCCAAAAGTCGAACCGGCCCGCGTACTGCCCTTGGTGCGCGACTTCTGGCGGGTTGGGTATGGCGTCCCGCATCGACTGCTGGAACGAGGCGAACACATCGGCGCGCCCGCGTGGCTGGGTGTTTTGGTCTTTCGCGCGGTATGGCCGTTCGGGCGTTCTGGCGGCGCCCGCGTCGTACGCCTTGCGCAGGGCCGTTTCAATGTTCAGCACCGACAGCCCGTGATAGTCTTTTTGCGGGTTGCCGGTAAGGGTGAAGGTGCGCACGCCTAGAAACTGGCGCGCAATGTCGCGCAGTGCTAAACGTCGTGGCAGGTCGTCCATGTTGCTCTCCTCGTTAGTGATAGCGCCCATACTAAAAGCGGCGCCGATAGTTTGTCAAACAATTAAACGTTTTATTTCACGCCGGACCCGAACCGACAAGACCATCGGATCAACGACCCCCGCCGCGAGGGCCTGCAACAGCACGCGGGCCTCGTTGTGCTCAACGGCGTGCTGGACCAGTGCGCGGCGCACCGAGATCATGTCGCCAAAATGGTGCTCGATAGCAGGCCCGGATATGCCCGACGCGTCGGCCAGCTCCGCGCGGGTCAGACTCTCGAACGTGGCGCGCCGCTCATTGATCAGCACGCACGCCACCGCCAGCACCATGACGCGTCGCACATCGCCGCTGTACCGCCGGGCCGTCACAATGTCACCTCGCCCGTGCTAAACTGAAAGTGCCCGCCGACGCTCGTCAGCAGTGCGCCGAATGCTGCCTGCGCCTGCTCGCGTTTCTCGTGCCCGAACGTCCAGCCCGCCCGCTTACATTCAATACCGCCGATCTGCGCGATGGTGGTGCCGACGTGCGCGGGCGTGATCAGCCGAGGTATCGCGAGGATCAGATCCGGCGATTTAAACCGCTCGTTGATGGCCGCCGACTCATTCGCCAGGCCGTACCGCACGGGCGGCGTCCGCTCACCGCATACGCGACACTTTGACGGTGTGGCCCCGACGTTGTTACGCCAGGCGTAAGCGCCCTGTGTCGCGATCGACAGGCGCGCTTGTTGCTGGGTCGCCCCCTCGCTCAATCCGGCCTCGCTGTGGCCCGCTGCGTGCGCGCCTAGAACGTGGCCTGCTAGATCGCGGGCCGCCTCGGGGTACTGTTTCGCCCATTCTTGATAGTTCATGCCATATCCTCGTTAAATCGTCGGCCAATCGTAGCGATTAGCGCGTCGGTGTCGTTAGCGTCTAGGCTCATCGCGGTAGCCATGTCGACGCGGAAACGGTGGTAAAACCGTCGTTGTTTCTCGGCCAGATCCCGCCCGGCGGGCTGCATACCGACCCACCAGCCGATCAGCTCTTTTAGCACGGCGGTTCGGTGCCTGGCGGTGCGGTGCCGTTTACGTGCAGCACCTCGGCCCACGGCGGGCACGTTGCGCGAGATCAGGTCCCCGTCGTACTCCTCGTCGGTCATGTTGCGGGCCGCATACGCGGCGTACAGTTCGTTGAGCGCGGCGACATCCAGCTCGAACAGGTCCCCGTCGACTTGATCGGGCCGGGCGCGCCCCTCGGGCTCGGGCGGGATCGCGCAGCCCGGCTGGCTTTGATACGGGCACAACGCGTAGTACGCGTCGTACGGCTGGGTGCAGCCTCGGCATATTTTCTGCGGGATAGTGTCGACGGGCGACACCCTGTCGCCTTTCGGCCGACTGTCGAGTGTCCAGCGGCGCGGAAACGACGGCAGGCCCCGGTTCCGCTCCCAGTTCCGCACGGGGTCAATCACGATGGCGTGCTCTTTGCCGTCCATGACGCGCAACGCTCGGCCCACCATCTGCAGGTATTTGCCCAGCGACGCGGTAATTCGTGCGAGTATGACGCACACCACCGCCGGAACGTCGAACCCCTCGTCGAACAGATCCACGTTAACGAGCACCTGCGTCTCGCACCGCTCGAACAGATCCAGCTCGCGGTCCCGCACGCCGCTGTCCGTCTTACCCGACAACGCCACGGCCTTGACGCCGTCCAGCCGGAACGCGGCCGCCATGTCCTCGGCCGTCTCCACGTCGGGGGCAAACACGATAGTCTGCAGGCCGTCCGCATACTGGCGGTAGTGTCGGACCACGTCGCCGACGATATGCGACGCGACGGCCCGTTTGCGCCGCTCTTTAACGGATACATCGCCCGTCGAGTCGAGCGCCAGGTCGGCGATGTCCATGTCGCTATCAGGGCAGAAATATTTAAACGGCGACAGAAACGCGTTATCGATCAGCCATTGCGGCGTCGGGCCGAGGACCATCTCTCGGGCGTACCCCTCGGCGTGCGCCCCTAGCCCCTTGCCGTCGGCCCGCTCCGGGGTGCCTGTCACGAACAGCCGTTTCGCTCGATGGAACTGATCAACAGCCCGACCCCATAGGCCCGACCGGACATAGTGGTGGCCTTCGTCGAATACGGCGAACGTGACCTGCGCCAGCCATCGCTGTGTGATCGTATTCGCGGCTGTCGACTTGCTGGTCATGGTCTGCACCGACACGACCCCAACGAGCGACTGTTGGTCTACAAACGACCGGCCGAACTTCTTTAGGTGTCGCCGACGGATACGGCCGACCTCGTCGCGCGGCCCTATAACTCGGTGCACGACGCCGAACGCGGCCAGCGTGACCGATATCTGGCGGACGATCTCCCGGCGGTGTACGACGATCGCCGCCGCCCCGACGTGGTCCGCGACCATGCTGCAGAAAACCACCGTCTTGCCGCCGCCGGTCGGCAGCACGCCCAGCACGTCGCGCACTGCGTCGAGGGCGGCGTTTAACTTGGTTTTAAACTTGCCTTGGTGCTGGTGCAGCTTGATCATAATTGTTTGTGTACTTTTCTTATTGACAGTTGTCAGCGTACGCTATAACGTGGTGGTTCGTCAATCAATCAACCCAAAAAGGACGCACATACATGACGATCAAAATAGAATTCCCATCGGGCGAGACGCGCCTCGCTGGCCTGTTAGGCCGGGCGCTCATGGAGTACGCCGGGCACGTGGCGCCGATGGTCGGCACTGTGGCGGCCGACACCGCGCCAGCCGACACCGGCAGCAACAGCGCGCTTGACCAATTCCTTGACGCTGGCGAGACCGGCGGCACACTACCAGACGACGACGACGCCCGCGTTGACCATAAGGGCGTTGCGTTCAACCCGGCCTACTGCGGCGAGTCGGCCGACCCTTTCTACAAGGGCGGCAAAACGTCCGGCCAGTGGAAAAAGAAACGCGGCGTTGACGAGGGCGATTACGAAGCCTGGTACGCCGACCAGCTCGCCGTCAGTACGGCACCGCAATACGACGATGAGCCCGGCGACGAACCGAACACAGCCGGTGCGTTTACGGCCGCCCCTGAGCCCGAGCCAGAAGTCGAGGCAATACCCGAGGACGCGGGGTCGTTCATGGTGTGGTGCTCGGAGAGACAAGCCAACGGCACGCTGTCGCCGGAGCAGTTAGCCAACGCATACGCGGGGCTCGGCCTGCAGATCGGCGATCTGTTTCCACCCACCACCACGAACCAGATCGCGGCCAACGTGCGAGCAGTCTACGCGGCGCTGTGCAGTGAGTGATCACGCGCCACTACCGCCCAGCGGTGCTCACGTGTGGGGGGTGTGCTCCGGCGCACCGCTCGCCGCGAAGCACGCGCCCGCCGACCGATGGGACGGCCGAACCGAGGACGGCACCGCCGGGCACTGGGTCGCCGCCGAGGTGCTGGCGTTGCTGCGTGACGGAACGCCAAGCGCGTGCGACGACTATGTCGGGCAGACTGCCGAGAACGGCGTGGTCATTGACGCCCACATCGCGGAAGGCGCGCAGGTGTACGTCGACGACGTGGCCGAGGTCATGGATCAGCAGGCCACTGAGTACGACATGCTGATCGAGGAACGCGTCGACATGCCGCGCATTCACGCGTTGAACTGGGGCACGCTCGATCTGTCGATAGTGTCGCGGGCCACGGCAACGATCTGGCTTTGGGACTATAAGGGCGGCCACCGGTTCGTCGACGCCAGGCACAATTTGCAGCTCATTGACTACGTAGAGGGCCTTGTCGAGCGCCTAGGCATAGCGGCCAGCGCCGCTCACTGGTTCGTTCGGTTTCGGATCGTCCAGCCGTTTGCGTATCGCGAGAGCGGCCCGGTTGTGGAGTGGGCCGTGCGCCTGCCCGAGCTTCGTCCGTTTTTGGAACAGCTCAAACGGCAGGCCGTTGAGTCGCAGACTAACCCGACGCTCACCGCTGGGTTACACTGTCGCGACTGCCCGGCGAACGGCCGGTGCACCACGGCGAAAGAGTTTCTGTATGCGTGGGGCGACTACACTCGCAGACCGTACGCTATGGACGGCATGAGCGCCCCGCAGCTCGCCACCGAGCGCAAGTTGCTGCAGGATATGCTATCAGTCGGTAAGGACCGGCTCGCGGCCATTGACGACGACTTGACGGCCCGCATACAGACGGACGGCGGGGCAGGCACCGGCCTGGCGCTGCAAGCTGGCGCAGGCCGCGAAGTGTGGCGGGTGCCGTACGAGCAGGTCCTCGCGTTCGGCCAGCAGTTTGGCGCGGATCTCAAAAAGCACGAAACGATAACCCCGCAGCAGGCCCGAGCGTTGGTGCCTAAAGCATTAAAACTGGCGTTTGACAGCGTCGTCAAGAACATCACAAAGCGCCCCGTCGGGTCGCTGAAACTCATAGACGCGGCAGACAGCAAGACCGCCCGCGCTTTTAAAAAGGACTAGAAAATGCCTAGATTTACAGACACGCAAACCCGTATTAATAACTGCGTCGTGGTTTGGGACGCGATAACCTCACCCGACGAGGCGCCCGGCGGCAAGGGCGGCAACGCCTACTCGCTTAAAGTAGTGACGCGCGCCGATAACCCCGACTTGGCGATACACAATCAGGTCGCAACAAACTGTTTGGCCGAGTCAAAATGGCGCGGCACCCTGCCTAACAACGCGCGATGGGCGATCGGCGAAGTACGCGACGGCGAATTTGGCGGCCTGTTTCCCGGCCACGTTGTGCTGAACTGCAAAACGCGCCGCCTGCCGGACGTTTACGACGAGAACGGCGTGCTCAAGGACAATATGTGGTACGGCGGTTTGCTGTACGCGGGCCAGTCTGTTGACGTTCTGGTGCACGCCTACGACTACGACATGGCGGGCAATAAGGGCATAGCCTCGGGCCTCGACGCGTTCGCCGTTAACGTCAGCCGCAACGCGCAGCGCCTCGATATCCCGAGCAGTGGCGGCGGTGGCGGCGGCGACACGGCGGGCGCGTTCGGCGGCGGCGGCAATAGCGGCGGCCAGCAGCCGAATACCGGCGGCAATAACGGCGGCAATAACGGCGGCCAGCAGTACAACAACCAGCAGCCCAATAACGGCGGCGGGTACAACCCGAACGGTAACGGCAATCAGCAGCCCAATAACGGCGGCGGGTACAACCCGAACGGTAACGGTAACGGTAACGGTAACGGTAACGGTAACGGTAACGGTAACGGTAACGGTAACGGTAACGGTAACGGTAACGGTAACGGTAACGGTAACGGTAACGGTAACGGTAACGGCGGCCAGCCGACGCAAGCGCACAATTTCCTGCCCAATAACGGCGGCGACAGCTACCACGACGACATCCCGTTCTAGCATTGAACGTGCTACAATCAGCGCGGCCCACTCCGGGTCGCGCATTACGGGGTTAACGAATGCACACACAAGGCCACCAGATACCTGTCGGGCTGCCCGGCACGTGCTCGACCATCTGCGCGTCGGGCGACTTCGAGACATACAGCGAGGCGGGTTTCCGTCTCACTGCGGACAACAAAATCAAAGGCAACGCGGCAGACGGCAAGGGCGGCTTGCCCGTCGTCGGCACGCCCGTGTATGCCGAACACGTCAGCGCCGAGGTGCTGGTGTTCTGGTACGACCTGAAAGACGGCAAGGGCCGCCGACCGTGGTTTCCCTGCGCACCTAACCCGCTGGACCTGTTCGAGCACATCGCGGCGGGCGGGCTGTTCGAGGCGTGGAACGTCACTTTTGAGTTTTACATCTGGAACCTGGTGTGCGTGCGAAAATACGGCTGGCCGCCGTTACCGCTCGAACAGTGCAGGTGCGTCATGGCACGCGCCAGGCGTAACAGCCTGCCCGCCGGGCTGGATAACGCCGCGAAGGTGCTAGGCACGCTGCAGAAGAACCCCGAGGGGGAGCGCCTGATTCGGAAATTGACCCGCCCGCACACCCCGACCAAGAACCGCCCGGCGATCCGATGGACACCCGCGACGGCCTGGCCTGACTTCGAGGCGTTCTATCGATACGGCGAGGGCGACGTTGGGGCCGAGGATGCCGCCGCAACGCGCATACCGGACCTTACACCGGCCGAGCTGGCAAGCTGGCAATTAGATCAGCGCATCAACGCACGCGGCGTGCAGGTCGACGTAGCGGCGTTAGACGCGGCGCTCGGCATATTGCGACAGACCGAGGACAAGTACAACGCCGAGTTGCAGACGATCACGGGCGGCGCGGTTAAAGGCGTGGGCGAGATCGCCAAGATTCAGGCATGGATGGCGGGGCGCGGATACCACATTGACAACATGCAAAAGCCCACGGTTGACGAGGCAGTACGAGCGGGTGACGCTCCGCCAGATTGCCAGCGCGTGCTAGAAATACGACAGGAACTCGGCGCGGCCAACGTCAAGAAATTGCGCACGCTCAAGCTGCAGGTGTCAAGCGACGGGCGCCTGCGCGATCAGTACAAGTGGTGCGGTGCGGATCGGACAGGCCGGGCCAGCGCGGGCGGCGTGCAGCTCCAAAACATCACGGCGAAAGGCCCCAAGTCGCAGTTGTGCTGCGCGTGCGAGCGTTATAGCGGGCAGGGTGCGCGGTGCCCCCGCTGCAGGTCCGACGACGTGGCGGCCTGCGTTGATTGGACCGTCGACGCGGTGGACGACGCAATTAAAGACATTATCACGGGCAGCCTTGACCACGTTGAGCGCGTTTGGGGCTCGTCGATAACGGTTCTGTGCGGCATCCTGCGCGGCCTGTTCATCGCTCGCGAAGGGCACAAGCTGGTGTGCGTGGACTACTCGGCGGTTGAGGCGGTCGTCGCCGCCTGTCTGTCGCGCTGTCAATGGCGCATCGAGGTTTTCAGCACACACGGCAAGATATACGAAGCCAGCGCCGCAAAGGCGACGGGCATACCCTTTGAAACCATACTGGCGCACAAGAAAGAGCACGGCACGCACCACCCGGCCCGAAAGGGCGTCGGTAAGATCCGCGAACTGGCGGGCGGGTACGGGGGGTGGATCGGCGCCTGGCGCAATTTCGGTGCCGACGACTATTTCGACAGTGACGACGAGATCAAAGCCGACGTGCTGGCCTGGCGCGATGAGTCGCCCGAAATAGTCAATATGTGGGGAGGCCAGTTCGTGCACTGCGGGCCGGGCAAGTGGGACTACCGGGCCGAGCTGTTCGGGTTGGAGGGCGCCGTTATCGAGGCAATCAGGAACCCCGGCCAGTGCTTCGCCGTGCAGGACATCACATACGCCGTCCACGACGACGTGCTGTACTGCCGCCTGCCCTCGGGTCGGTTTCTGCACTACCACCGGCCCAGGCTGTCGCCGACCGAGGACAAGCTGCGGCGCGGCCCGGCAGTCAAGATCACGTTCGAGGGCTGGAATTCTAACAGCCAGAAGGGCGCCGTCGGCTGGTGGCGCATGGAGACGTACGGCGGGCGGCTGTTCGAGAACGTTGTGCAGGCCACGGCCGCCGACCTGCAATTTGATGGGCTCGCTGGTGCAGAGAGCGAAGGGTATGCTATTGTTATGCACACACACGATGAGGGCGTGGCCGAGGTCCCGCTTGGGTTCGGATCGCCGGAACACCTCACCGAGATTATGATCCGCCGCCCGTCTTGGGCGAGCTGGTGGCCGATACGCGGCGCCGGATGGCAGCACAAACGATATCAAAAGGATTAGAAGATGCCCGACAAACAACACAAGCCGGGTGCGCCCCGAGGCAACAGCAACGCCTTGAAAAGCGCCACCCCGCGCAATAAGTTTTTGAGCTGCCGGTGCACTGAGGACGAACACGTCGGCGTCTTAAATGCTGCCGAGGCGCAGGGCGTCAAGCCATCGGAATGGCTGCACGCCTTGACGGTGGCCGCGCTAGGATAGACAATGCTGCAAACACCTAATTAGCGGAGTGCGTAGCGTGGCGATAGCAGACAAAGAACAGTGGCAATTTTACGGCGTGCTAACTATCGCTCTCGGCGCGCTCATCAGTGCACTGTGGCCCGCTTTCATGGCAGACGAGAAAAGCTGCAGCACGTTTAACATGGAACTACGCGAGGAAAACTACGGCCTAATGCGTGAGAACGTCGAGCTAATCAACGACCTGGCGAGCAAGATAAACAGCCAGGCCGTGCTCGGCACCACGCTGGATGGTATCCGACACCCGATATGGGTCAACGAGGTGGTGCACCTCGACAAACCCAACGCGCAAGGCAAAATGATCGACTTTCGCATGGTGCACATTAACCTCGCTTTCCAGTCGAAATTCGAGGTCAGCAACACCGCCTATCAGGGCAAAACCGCATTCGAGATCGGATGGCCGCCCAAAACGGCCGACCTTGCCTATTACAGCGACTTGATGGCCTACCAGAAGGGCACCATACGCGCCCCGCAGACGTTCACCTCGGTACTAGGCGGCGTGGACGAAGTGACGGAGATGATCGACAAAACATTAGTGCGTATGCCGGACGGCCGCGAGGTCCTGATCTGCATGGCGTACACCTTTGGCATGAAGTGATACAGGACGCACACAGATGGGCTTACCGACCTTTACAAACCCCGTTCGAGTAGATCACGCAGGCGACGGCCATTTCGGCAAGCCGCGCGGCGGGCACACGCACACCGGCGAAGATGCACTGTGCATTGTCGGTGCGACGGTCCGATCTGGCGTGGCCGGTAAGGTCACGAAGTTGGGGTTCTGCTACGGCAGCGGGCCTGGCGCATGGGACGCGCCTCGGCCGTACCGCTACGTCGAGGTGACGTGCGTCGAGGGCCTAAAGCACCGATACCTGTACGTTGAGCCGTCGGTCGACATCGGCGCCCGGATTACTGTCGGCGTGCCTATCGGCGTGGCGCAGGACGTGGCGGCCAGATACCCCGACTCGGGTATGCTGGCGCACGTGCACTATGAGGTGTTTGAGGGCGACAAGCAGTATCTTGACCCGCGTCAATTCTAGGCGACTAAGCCCCCTGAAAAACGCGTAGTCATAGCACCGGGTGCCGCGTAGATGTCCACGACCTTAGCACCCCCCGACGTGGCGATAGTTATGCTCGCTGATTCTCCCGCGTCAAGGTCTGCGAACACACTGAGAGTTACGTTACTAACTGCTCCAGCAAACCCAGAAGCGTAGCTTCGGTTCGGAGTGACTAAAGTGATCTCGGTCGTAGTGCCTGCGCCATTTTCTGAAATCCACACCTGAGCGTCAAAGCGATAGATCCCCGTTCGGGGTGCGGTATAGGCACCCGTGGTAGTGTTGAAATAACCCCCGATATTAACTAGGGCATTATCAAAAACTACGCCGTACACCGTCCCGTCTCCCGTAACGTTAGTAAGGCTAGTCCCCATCGCTGCGCTAAACGCCGAGGTGTCTACATCGTTAAGAACATTAGCCCCGACATCGCCGTACTCGCTTGTGTAGTACGTTCCCCTGAAATCGTTACCCGTAACGACTGAACCGGAAACATTACTTCCCCCCATTTTTAGACCGTATGTGGGGGTGAAGTTTGGTGTTCTAACAGTGTTGTCCTGAACCCGCATTCCAGCTACCGTGTTGGCGCCAGAATAAGTTACAACAATGGCCGCGCCAGCAATATTAGTACCAGTCGCATTTATACGATTACAGTCTATAATCGTGTTTCCCACGATGTACTCATTGTTTGAGTTAATGGCCAATATGCCGCTTTTGTTAGCTTCAAAGACTATATTACTATCTATGATACAGTCGTTGTTAGACTCCGACGCGATTCCTATTTCTTGTGTGTTGTTAACGACGTTGTTGTTAACGGCAGTTCGAGTCGATTGAAACAGATAGATGCCGTGGTAATTGGCAATTTTAATAGTGTTGCCAGTAACAGTGCTATCCGTAACAGCGGCAAGGGTTAGTCCGGACAAAAATTGGGGCTGCGTGTTGTTGTCAGCCGTCGGGTATGTACCGGTGCTGGCGTCACAAGTTATTAAGTTACCGCTAATCACAGACTCACGACACGCGTCAATAGAAATACCGCCCTGCGATTGAGCGTTAGATACCTGATTATTTGAGCAATTTAACTTTATGACGTTAGTTGCATCAATCGCTGCGCGGGGCCACACGTCACTACCTGTCGGGGTCGCGAGGCAGTTATCCTGCAATAGATTATTAGTCAGGGATATGTTAGATCCGAGGAAACCGGCGCCTAAGCCAGTGTAGACAGCTATGCCAGAACCGTAGTTTCGCAGCAAAGTGTTTCCGGTAACAATGACATTATTTGATGTTTGTCCGGGTATAGGCTCGATATCTATGCCTGCACATATTTCGGTATGATCAGGGTTGAACGTGTCGCTAATGGTACATCCTGTAATCAGTACGCCGTCCACGTCACTAACTGCAATACCATTCCGGCGGGCCTCTTTTATGACGCAATCTCGAACTGTAACGTTCTTAGATTTATTAGTCGGGCCACCGCCCGCTCCGATGTATATACATTCCCCGTTGCTGCCAGTAAAGTTTAAGTCAGCTATTAAAATATTTCCGCCTTCCGTTATGTTTAGGGTAATAGCGTTTGCGGCGGCGTTGTTTTCCACGTAACCAAGCAGAGTCCCCCCGCCTGATATCTCGAAATTAAATACGTTATTGCACTGGATCACGTTGTAGACCACCGCAGTGTCCACATTCATTATTGTGCTTCCTTTCTGAACCGTCCACTTGGTATTACTCCTCGCTTCGAGTACGTTGTTGCTAACTAAATAAGTAAACGGGTCGCAAAAAACCACGTTTTTATCAGAAGCTATAGCGGCTACTATTGCCGCTGTGTCGTTAGTCGTACCGTTGCCCACCGCCCCGTACACCCCGACGTTTGCGTCGCCCACCGCGTCAAACTGCTTACCGTCAGCATCGTAAAACTTACCGTCAGCATTGGGCCAGTCGCCCGCCTTGCCTGCCGTCGTCACTCCCGTGTGCGCGTGCGACGCCCCGCTGCCTGGCGTGTTGTCGTCGTCGTAGAAGTTGCCCCGGACGATGAACCCGGTGGTGGCGCCGACGTGCGACTGGGTCGCGGCCGCTGTTGAATACTGGTACGCCTTTTCGCTCAACGCCCGGCCGTACGCATCAACGACGCCCTGATCGGTTAGCGGCAGAATACGAAACTTCGCGTCGTCGTCGCTGGCCCACGTGCCCGACGTGCTAAACGGCAGCGCGGACGGCAGCGGCGAGTAGTACACACCGTCGCGCAGCACAACGGCCGTGTAGTCGGCGTTCGTGAACGTCAGCCCGCCCGCGTACGCGACGGGGGTCCGCATCCCGAGGCCCGCCAGGCGGCCTTTTAGTGTTTGCGTGATCACGCCGCCGGGCGACGTGACGGTCGGCAGTTGCGATTCGACGATCTCGTCAATAAACGTAATATCTGCGGCCAGTCCGGCCAGGTTTGCAGCGGTGATAGTCGTCATAGTGCGGGCCTCGTTGGCGGCGTCGTGGTGTCGGCCGCGTAGTATTGATCGGTATAGTTTATCAGTTCGAGCCGGATATTGCCGCGCTCGTCGGGGGTTTTACGTTGAACGAGATACGCCTCGGCCACGTCGTTGCCGTCCGGGCCGAACGAGTACAGGGTGCCGCGCTGGTAGGCGTCGTCGCCTCGAACCTTGATGGTGAACGGCGCGGCGGTCGCCAGGACGAACCCGCGCAGCCCGTCAGGGCGTGCCGTGACGGTTATCGCCGCGTCGGCTGGTGTGCCGTCAGCGTCCCGTAGAACCACGCTGTGGCCGCCAGCGGCAAAGGTGCAGTCTTGCGAGGTCGTGACGGTTAAACCGCTCACGGCCAACACCTCGCCGTCTGAGGTGAGCGCAGCAATGCGCGTGCCGTCAACGTGTTGAATGCGCGCGTTGAGCGGCAACAGTGCGCCGTCGAGCGTGACCGTTGACTCGACCGTGACGCGTCGGTATATCTGGCGCCTGAATTCGTACTGTGCGCGGTCCCACGCCTGCGACCATTGCCGTATTCCCGTCGCCTCGATCCGTAGCGGGTTGACCGCGTTTGGGTATACGCCGTGGTTCGGGTCGCTGGCGGGCAGATCGTCCGGGAACGTCAGCACGCGGGTGTTGTTGTCCGTCAGGTCGTTGTACTCAACGGCCACGCCGTCGGTGTCCAGCGGCCGGTTGAACCGTACGCTGCGGGTTTCCGCGTCGGGCTTTTTGTTGCGCCGGTTAAACAGGCCGCGCGCCACGGGCTGCACCTCGTCGCGTATGACGCTGAACACCGACCCGGTTTTATACAGGAACACCCGGCACGCCTGCACGATGAGGCGCATTTCTTCAAGCGCGGGCAGGTTCTTATCGTCGAACGTGTAACTGAACTCGCCCTTCTCGCCGCTAAACGACGCATTGAGTGCGGTCTGCACGTCGTAGACCGCCTGCACGTCAAGCGCGGCCAGCGTTGAGGCGGCCAGCTTAGGGTCGAGCAGGTAGTGCAGCAACGCGTCGGCCATCTTGCGCGAGGCGACCAGCCCGGCACCCGTCGCGATGTTGCCGACCACGGCCGAGCCGTCCCACGTCACGGTCTTGCGCGTCGCCTGCACGTTGAATTTGCGTTCCTGCAGGCTCGCCACTTGCTCGGTGGCCTGCGCCTGTATGATGGCGCGCGTGGTGCCCGTCGTGTCGGCGGCCGTGATGTTCTCGATACCCGCGAGGCGTGTCCATCGGATCTCGTCAACACGGGTTAACGTCGCGGGCTCGTCGAAGGTCTGCCGGTTAGCGGTGACGCGGTAGCGCGTGTTCACCACAAAATCGCTGTTCGCGGGCGTTATTTTGTACGTCCAGAACCGGGGGTCGCGGGTGTCGTCGGTCAAGGTGATCAGCACAGTGAAGTCGTCGCCCGTCGGGTCGCCTGAACTGTCTATCTCCTCGAACACAAACCGCACCACGACCGTAACGGGCTGATTGAGGTCCAGCCCTCGCGCCAATCCGCTAGGCGCCTGCAGGTCGAGCCACACCTCGTCGTTGCGGTCCGTGCCCGGTATGACAAACGGCCCGATAAACGCGTCAGTGCTGGGCAGTGTTACTGTAGGCGACACCATCCCGCCCATCACGAAAAACAGTACGTTCGACGTAATGCCGTTGAAGTTAGACCACGCGCTATTCTCCACGGCGGCGTCGGCGAGGGACAACGTCGAGCCGTCGGCCGATATTGCGGATACTACATAGCTGCCGACTAAATTGTAATCAGTGCCGCCCGTCGCCGCCCATAGGAAATTTGCGCCGATGGTGTCGCCTACCGTAAACCCGGCCCACGTGTTCTCGGACACGTTCGTGCTGTTGATGGTCGCCACGTCGGTGCCCGTCGTGTACCCGACGAGGTAGTCTTGCGTTAACGGCTGGCCGCCCGTCGCGTTCGGCGCGGGTAGTCGCTGGCTGGCGACCTCGTTAGACTGCCGCGTTTTTAAAACCAAGGGCGGGTTTGTGCCTGGCGCGTAGACCGTGGCCGACGATCCGGGTATCGCTGAGATCAGCGTCTCGCCGCTTTTAAAGTCTGTTAAGTCGTAAAACCCTCGCCCGATGGTGACGTACTCGGTCAGGTATTTAATGTGGTCAACGAACTGCGTTACCGTGGGCGCGATGAGGTCCGGGTAGCTCAAGACCTGCCCGAACGGGTCGGGGACCCGGCCTAGCGTGCGCGCGATGTTGGTTTGACCCGACAGCGCATTGTTGGGCGAACGTCGCGCACTGCGGCCGTCACCAGACGGCAGGTTAGGGAGCGGCATAAGCAGCGTGACGGCGACCGCGACCGCGACCGAGATCAGGATGTAGATTAGCAGTTCGCCGCCCTGCGGCCGCTCAAGGACGTACAGCGGGCCGGTCAGCGGAACGTTGACGGCGTCAAACGCCAGCACGTCGACCCGCGCATCGGCGGCCAGCGCGCCGTGGTACACCTCGGTCGGCACCGCGAACCCGTCCGCACCGAAATAGTCGAGCAGCACGTCGGCGATGGTCGAGCCGTCCGGCACGTCGAAGTGCTCGGCGCCTGCTAGATTCGACGGGTCATTTAGGACCGTGACTGGAAACATACGCGTAATACTCAATCGTCGGATAGATCCGCTGCAGGTCGGCCAGTCGGTCATACGCGACGCGGCCAGGGTGCTTGACGGTTCCGGAACAGTGTAACACGTTGCTGTGAACCACGTGCAGCCCTATGTGAACGGGCCGCCCCTTGCGATCTCGAAACAGGACGGCGCACCCAATCTCGGGCACGTCAAGGCGCACGCCGTGCGTGACGACGCCCTGCTCAAACAGGGCGGCATTAGCCAGCGGGCTGGACGTCTCGGGTATCTCGATCTCTTGCACAAGCTGTCCGAACACGGCCAGCGCGGCCTCGCGGTACACGGCCCAACAGTCGCCCGTGCGGTAGACCCACTCGCGGCCTATGAATTGATTGACCGCGTTTAGGTTCAATCGCGCAGCCCCGGATAATCTTCAAGGGTGTACAGCGCGCCGGAACGCTTCTGCGACAAGTCGATATCCTCGGCCCCGAACGCGGCCGAGGTCGGCCCGTCGAAGCCCAGCGACGTGGCGAACAGGTACAAGGGCGGCACGGCCGGTGCGGACAGGTCGCCGCTGTAGTATTTGCGGTACACGACTTGAACGGGGGTGAAGTAGCCCGCGTCGCTGATCTGATCAATGATGCCCTGCATAGTGCCGTCCGTGTTTCCGAACCTCACCGTTAGGGTTTGTTCTGCGTCTTGACGGTCGGCTGGCTCGGTGATCTGCAGCGTAACGCCAACGAACGTAACAGACTGCCCGGCGTTGCGGGGTGCGGCGGCCTCTAACGTGAACGCCACGTCGAGCGAATTGTCGACGAACCGGTACGCCTGGCTCAAGTCAGGGTGCCATATTTCGAGCGTGCGGTATTCGCGTTGCGCCTCGGGCACACTCGCCACGAACCGTTCCCACGCGGCTAGGGTCGCCATAGGTCCTCCAACAGTGCGACGATGGCCGACAAGTCGAGCACGGCTTGATCTAGCGGCATACTGAACGCGTCGAACGCTGCGATCAGGCTGTTCGTGTCGGTCAGTGAGAATATGCCGACCTCCTCAATCGCCAGCAGCGAAAAGGACACGGTCCACAATTTGCCGCTTTGCGTGGCTTGAGGTACGGTGTCGACATAGCATTCGTGCAGCCGGGGCGCGCCGTCAACGATCAGCGGCACGTTAAACGACCGCGCGCCGCTTGCGAGTATGACGCGATAGAAATTACGCCACACTTGAAGCTGTAGCGCGGTCCAGCGAAACGACACGTCAAACATCACCCACCCGCTGTCGTCGTTCAGCACGTAGACGGGCGGGCCGCTCGCCAGGTCGTTACGATACACGCGATCTTTCGGCGTGTATGCGTTGGACGACACCAGCGGGCCGGGTAGGTTCGTCGGATAGTTTATCGCGCTAGTCACTATGCCAGGTTCCTAGATACTTGGAAGCCCTTCTGCAGGGCCTGCGCGGTGTCTCCGCGACCAGACTGCAGCGAGCCGTTAATTTTGCGTTCTGTCTGTTTGCCCGCGTCGTTAATCATCACGACGATCTCGTCGCGGGACACCTGCGTGCCGGTGACGGTCTGCGGCGTGCCATTTGATATTATCGTAACGTTTGCCTGTCCGCCACCGCCCGCGCCCGACTTCATAGGCGTGATGTTGCCGCCCTTGCCGGTGGGTAGCAAGAACTGCCGCCCGCCTTGCGTCAGGATCTCGGGCGTGCCGCGTTCGTTGATCGGGTGCGCCAACGAGCCGGACGTGGCGCCGCCCATCGCTCGGCCGCCGCCCTTGGCGCCTTTGAGCGCCGCGAAGATCCCGACGAACTGGCCGGTCATTATCGCAACGTTGGCTATTTTCTGCGGCAACGTGATCGCCGTCGGATCGCCCAGTGCTTGCGCTTTTGCTTGCGCGGCCATGATAATGGCAATAGTTGACGCCAACGCGCCGACGCTTGATATGATCGACGCGGCCCGTGCGGCTGCGCTGTTGCCCGTGGCGGCCAGTATGCCCGAGATCGCATTCGACGTGGCGTTCAACGCGGTCAGCATCAAGTCGGCCTCCCCGCGCTTTATACGGGCCAATTCCTGCGCCTTTCTGCGCGCTGATTCAATTTCTGTGTCGTCGACGTCCTTTATGCGCGCCAGCCGCTCGGTTTCGATACGTTCCTGCAGCGCCTTGATCTCGTCGGCGGTAAGCTGAGTCTGTGCCAGTAGCAGATCGCGACGTTCGACGGCCTCGCGGTTTATCGTCTCGCGTTCGCTCTCGCCCAGTATTGCGAGTTGTCCGATCTCCCGTTCCTGCAGCGCGGCAAGCTGCGCCAGGCGCTCGGCGGCGATCATGTCGGCCAGCGCGGACCGTTCGGCGGCGGTCTTAAAGTCTAGCGTCTTGACGAATTCTAGCGCCTCGCTCGATTCGCGTTCAATGGCGGCCCGTTCCGTCTCGCCAAGACGGCGGATCGCCTCAACGGCGGCCGTCTCCTTGTCGGTCGCGTCGCGGGCAGGTTTAGGCATACTGCCGCCGAGCTGCGGGTTCAGGATCGGATTCAGCCCGCTGGGGTTGCCTAACCCGCCAGTGCCGCTCGGTGCGCCTAACCCGCCGGAAATATCTTGAAACGCGGCGGCAGACGGTGAGCTGGCGCGCAGGTCGCGAATTCTCTTATTGATCACGTCAAGCTCTGCAGATCGGTCGGCCAGCGACTTGACGGTCGGCAGGCCAAATTCATTCAGCCCGAGCGACGTGGTGTCGCGCCCGCTTGCCGCCGTCGCGGTCATGGTGTTGACCATGCCCTGCAGCCTTACGCGCTCTTTGAGCAGGTCGTTCATGTCACGGGCTTGTTGTTGCTCGGGCGTGCGCTCGGCGGCCGTAGGGCCTACCATAGCCTGCACGCCTTGCGTCAGCAGACGAGCGCCGGGTATTTTACCGATGGCGCCCAGTATGAATCCGACGTCTGCCGCTTGATCCTCGGGGCCTATGAGCGACTGCATTTTCTCGGCGGCCGCGCTGGCCTCGTTGATCTTACCGACGAGCCGCGCCAGGTCGCTGATCGCGGTTGACACGGCGGCCGAAAAGCCGAGCCCCTCGTCGGCGTTACCGATAGCGACGGACAGCTCGTTAACAAGGGCCTGCGTCACTTTCTCGATAGACTTGGGCAGCTTGTCGAATTCAACGTTTGCGCTCTCCGACGCACTGAGCATCGCTTGGAACACGTCCTGCGCGGTCAGCTTGCCCTCAAGCATACGCTTGCGCAGCTCGCCCATTGACAGGCCCATTTCGCGCGCCATAGCGCGGGCGATCTCGGGCGTACTGTCGATAATGCTGTTGAATTCCTCGGCCCGTACGACTCCGCCCGCGAACGACTGCGACATCTGGCGGAGTGACTGCGACAGCTCAACGGCCGAACTGCCGCCGATAGCGCCTAGCTTTGACATCGTATCGACGAGCTGTATTATCTCGCTGTTAGTGGCGCCCAGTTCCTCGCGCGCCATGCTGAACCGCTCGAACTGCGACGCGGTGTCCGCGATAGCCGACCCGGTGTCGCTGGCCGTCTTGACGAGCTGCGCCAACGTCGTGCGGGCGTTTTCAGCCGACCCAGTGAACCGGACGAGCCGACGTTCGAGGATCTGCATATTGTCCGCGATCAGCAGCACGCGGCGGGCCGTCTCGACGGATATCGCCGCCGCAATGACAAGGCCCACGCGCTTAAAGGCCGCCGTTGTGGTTTTCGCCACGCCGCCAATATGCCGTTCCGCTTTGTTTAGGTCGCTAGTGTCCACGCCTAGCGTGGTAACGAGGGTGCCCAGTGCTATTGCCATTTATCGGGCTCCTCCTTCATGTGATCCGCAAGGGCGGCGTACAGGTTGTCTAGGTCCTCGGGGCTGTCTATCTGATCGGGCGCTTGGTCCTCGTCAATGCCCTGCGCTACGAGATACCCTGCGCGCATAGCTTGAAAATCAAACATACTAGCGCCGTAGAAGTCGCCGTACTGGCCGCCCATAGCCAGCCAGCTTTCCAAAAAACTGCCGACAGGGAACCCGGCGCGAGCCCGGCTATCTCGGCTAGTGCTTGCTGGTTTCCGATTGCCGACTTTTTTGTATCACCTATCATTGCATGACTGAGTAGCACGCGGGCCACCATAGCGCACTCTTGGAGCCCATAACGCGTGATCAGGTCCTCGACATCGACCGTGCTGTCATTCGCTGCGCAGACCAGCACATCGCGCACAGCCTCGGGAGGCATAAGGCCCGCCGCCAGCTCGCTGAACACCTCGGACGGGTCGCGCTGCGTCGCGGCAGTAACGGCCACAAGGAACCCGAAGTCGGCGCGCATAACGATGCTGCGGGCGCCGTCCGTGAAAACCTCGTGGCCTGGCTGTCGCTTATACACGATCTACGGTGCTAGGCTGAACACGCCGATAGTGACGCTGGTGTCGTCGTCGTACGTCCAGACAAAATCCCCCGACGCGTTCGCGTAGCCTGGTGGGATAGTCAGCAGGCCAACGTCGTTGGTAAGCACGACCAGCGATAGCGCGGCGACGGGAAGGGCGCCGAAGTTAGCCGCCCGAGCCGACGCGACGGGTGCGGCGACGGTCAGCGTGTGCGTGGAGCTGTCGGCGTTTTTCATCACGACTAGCAAACCGCTGGCCGCGTCGACAGAATCGCCCGCAGTCGTGGCCGCAACGAGCACGGCGTCAAGGTCTGCGCGCCCTGCTTTTGATACACTAATTGGTACTAAAACAGTCATGTTATACGTCTCCCACGACAGACACGTCGCTGTTGCTTTGGAATGTTGCCTCGAAGTTTAAGAGGCCCGGCGTGTCGCCTGTCTTACCGAACGAGGTGATTGAGAAATCACCCTCAATGTATCCGCCGGTGTCGAGGTTTAGCAGTTTAAAATGCCCGCAACGCTGGCCGCTCGTCGCCAGGGCGGTTAGTCGTCCGCTGCCCACGACGTTTAAGCCTGTGGCGGGGTCGGTGATGCCCGTGCGCTGATCAGCGACGCCGGAGACGTTAATCGTCGCCGAGCTGTAGCCGGTCCACTCGCTTTCCGCGTAACTGCCCGGCGTCGAGCTGTTGGTTGTGTCCTCGACCGGGTTGTCGAAGGTGTAGCCGCGCGTCTTAACGCCGCCGCCCAGTTCCCACAACGTGTCGGCGTCGTTACGGATCAAAAAGACAAGTTGCCGTCCTTTCGTGATGTTCGGATCGCAAATAGCCATTCCGGCCTCCTATCGATTGCGGTACGTGTAAAAATTCATCGAGTAGATGAACCTCTCGTTCTGATCTTTGCCGAGGGCGCCCGGTGGGCTCGTCTCCTCGAATCCTTTATAGTTTACGCCGTCAATACACGCGTTGTCTAGTTGCCCGAGTAGTAGGTCGCTGATCGACTTGGCGCGGGCGTAAACGTCAACGTCCCGCGAGCCCGTCGGCGCGCCCTGCTTCTCGCCGCGTACAAGGATCTGCACGCCGGGTTGCTCGAACAGCGCGGTTAGTTCGGACGTGACGCCGACACCGGCCAGGCATAACACCTGCGCGTCGGACGGCCCCCACTCGCCGCCGTATAGGTCGGTCCCGATGGTGCCGAGGCCCGCCGCTTCAATGATCCGCATGACCGCGTAGTATGGCGCTTGAGTCGTCAAAACTTGGCCCGCCTTGCGATGATCGCGAGAATCTGCCGCGTGTTGCCTGCAGCCCTTTCTAGGAATTTAGGCCCGCTTCCCGGTTTGGTGAAATTGTTAGTTGCTGGCATCTCGTGGACAAACGGCGCGTACTCGGCGGTGTACCCGACGGCCACGATCGGCTGTCGGCCGCCGATAACTTCCTTTGTGAATGACGAATTGACCAGCACGCCGAATTCCATCGGCGCCAGCTCGTTAGACTCGCCCTCGATGAATTTGCCCGCCTCGAGCATACCGGCGCCGGTGCGCCCTTCGATCTGGCGGATCTCGCGGTTTAGTTTGCTGATAACTCGGGGCAGCCCGGCCGTGCGTGTCTGTCTCACGCGAACCACGCCTTGCGCAGCGTGCCGCCGCCTGTTGGCGTAAAGCTCAACGCCCGCACGTCGTTGGAATCGGTAACGGGTGTCGGGCTGGTCGTCTCGCCGAAAAACACCATCGAACCCGCGACAAGCTCCGGGGCGTACGCGTAGCACACAGCGGTGCTCACGATGGTGTCGCCGTTGCTGTCGGTGAATTTCTTCTGCACGTAGGCGATCCGTGCGCTGTATACCACTGGCGCGGACCACGACATGCCGCCGAGGCCGTCATTGCCGACGGCGTTCCATACGGTGATTTTTTCAGGTAGCGGGAAGCTCAACCAAAAAAGGCGACCAGCGCCGGGGCCTTGTCGGCCTGTAAGAGACACCCGCCGGTCAGCGTGTTAGCCGTTTGGCCGTACGGGGTTGACACGATGCCCGCCCCGCTAAAACCGCCGACGGCGCGCTCTACAGTGTAGTTCTCGAACGTCTCGCGCTTGATGATGCCCGTCGCCTCACCCACTTTAGCCATTGCCATAAGGTGAGCGGCGAGCCATGCCTGCGCTGCGTCCTTTGCCGGATCGGTCAGGCCGCGACTCAACAGGCACGCGGAAATTCCGGTCAGGATAAACCCGGCGGCATCAATGAAGGGCTGTACGGCGGCGTCGTCCAGTGTCGCCCCGTTGATGGCCTTTACGGTCGCGACGGTCGCGGTCATGGTGTTACTTTTTAGCCGCTTTAGCTAACGCGGACGCGTCGGCGGCCTGTTGGCTTACGGTGGCTTCGAGCTGCGCCTTGTCGGCCAGCAGCTTTTTGATTGTCTCGTTGGCCTCGATTAGCTCGGCGTCGGCCGTGCTCGGCACGTGTGACGCGACCGCCAGGTCGGCCAGTAGTGCTACTTTATTGACTAGCGTCGCGGCGCGTTCAGCGGTCATTTCGACGTGCTGCCCGACTGCGTAGTCTAGCGTGTTAGGGCGCACAACGACGTACGTCTGCTCGGTTTTTTTAGACATGGCTCGCGCCCTCTCGTTAAACGTTTACGGGGTAGGTCGCGGTGCCGCCTACGGGCGACACCGGGGCCGGTTTAGGCGGTCGTTAAGTGACGAATACCTGTCTGGTTGGTCTGCGTAGATTTGATCTGGTGGACCATTGCGGCGTACGTTGTGACCGTCTGCGGTGCCAGCGGGTTGGTTTTAATGTGCGGCACGGCGATGATGTCCGACGCGACGGCCAGCTCAACGGTGCGCGGCGCCATTTCAACGAGAACAGCCGAGGTGCCCGCCAAGAACTCGGCGGGCTTGACGTCCTTGACGTACGCGATCTCGCGAATGCGTTGTAACACGGTCTTGTCGCTGTTGGCCTTGTTGTCGTTCTGTAACATCGTCCAGATCGCGTTGCTCACGTAGACCATGACCGAATCATTGTCGACGCCGCCCTGCGTGGACCACATTAAACCGAGCTGGTACGTCAGCTCGGGCACGATCAGCCCGATACTAGCGATAGCCGCCCAGTCTGAAATAGTGCCTGTTCCCCTATCCGGGTGCGTGGTGTATCCGTAGATCGGGAACGCCTGCCCGGCGTACGTGACGGTGATCGCCGCGTTACCGTTAAACAGCGTTTTCTCGACCCGTTCGGACACTTTTCGGACCGATTCAGACAAGCCCAAGGACCGCTTGTAATCGAAATTCATCTGGCGCATGGGCACATCAAAACCCATGTGCGTGATGGGGTTCGGCACGAACTCCTCGGTGAACTTGGTGTCGTTGCCTTTGGACGTGTTCGGGTTCATGTCCTGTTCGGCATCTTCGAACTCGTTAACGTTCTCAAAGCCGACAAGCTGGTCGCTGATCGCGACGCTGAAAGACAAGCCGCTGTCCATCAAGTCGCTAACCCCGTTCAGTTTGCGGCGGCGGATCTCGACGATCCGATCCCGGATGATCAAGAAATCCTCGTGGCGCACGGTGCCGCTCGCGTTAGTGAGCAGCGACTTGGCGTCGTCGGATCGTTCCACGACGTCGCCCGCCAGGTTAGTGACGACGTATTTCTGCAGACCGGCTTTAGAAAAAACCGCGTTGTGCAGTTCGGCGTAGCGTGCCCTGGCGTCGGGCAGGTTCGCGATGTTGGCGGCGTGCAGGTCACGACCAGCGCCGATTGAGCTATACAGTGTATTTAATTGGTTCATAATGTCGGCCCTCGTAGTGCCAGTTGGGTTTTTGCCGTGCAGCCGTTAGGCGACGCGGGCCAAGATGCGGACGCTTGTCGCGCCGCCGCTGTTGTTTACAGCTTCGACGGCGTACGCGACAATGCGATTACTCTGCACAATCACGTCGGCAGCCTGCGCCACGTACAGTTCGAGCGTCCCGTCACCCGCCGACATCAGCGCCACGCCGTCCGCAATGGCCGTTGCGCTGGCCGCCACTAGCGCGTTGACGAGCTGGCCGGAGTGCGCCGCACCGTACCGGACAGACGCGCCAGCCGCGTAGGCCGTGTCGATTGTTCCGCCGACCGGCAGGTTCTCAAGCGCAAACAGCTTTTGAGCGTTGCCGCCCGCTGTCGAATGCTCACGAACTTTGCCTGCGTTTTCTTCAACCAACATACCCGGCACGATCGCCGTGCTGGCCGCCGAAACGCGGGCAGATTCAATCATCGCGCCAAGCGCGCCTACTATAACTGCTATTACTTGTCTTGCCATTGTCCTGCCCTCGTAACCTTGTCGGGTTTAGTGTCTGTTAGTCGCTTGTGTAGTCTACGCCCTTGCCAGCGTTGCCGCCACCATTGGTGCCCTTTTGGCCCTGCGGGCTGTAGTCCTGCGCGGGGGTCAGCGAGTTAGAAATCCGCTCGACGGCCTCGTCGGACATCGTCGCCAGATCCTCGGCGGTCATTTTACTGTTAGCGACGATCGTCGCCTCGGTCGCTGCGCGTGCGTCCTTCGCGGCTTTCTGGTACGCCTCGAACCCGTCGCGGTTTGCCAAGTAGGCTGTTAGCCCCTCGGCGTCGGCGGCCTTGACAATGGTGTCGCCCGCGTTCGTTACCAACGCGGACAGCTCGTCGGGCGTCAACGGGGTGGGCGTCAACGCGACAGTCATCGACTCCGCGAGGGTGTTAATCAGCACCGCCTCGTCCATCGCGTCAAGGTGTGCGTGATCGGCGGCAGTAAACGCCGTCGCCTTGTTGGCTATGATCGCCAATATTAACTTTGCTTTATCCACGGTGTGTCCCTCGTTCGCGTTGGTTAGGTCGTTTAGTGGCGTATACGTCACGTTACGTTCGACCTGCACGGCCGGTGTATTGAACACTATACCACCGTTCTCGTCGTAGTCAAAAGCCATAATTTCGAGGCTGTCGTCGTCCCGCTCAATCAGCACGCCGGGCGGGTTGATGATGATGTCGCAGACGTACCCGTACTCGTTGCCGAATCGCGCCATTATTGCGGCCCGTAAATTCTCGCGCAGATCGTTGACCGTGTCGGCCAGGTTGCAGATCAGCACGGCGTTGTCGTCGGGCTCCGCTGCGTTGAACGTGTAGGTGTTTTCGCCTGCGGGCTCCTCGTCTAACAGTATTGCTACGTGATCAAATACGATGCCGCCGACCGTCGCCAAGAACGGCACGCCGTTGTGCTCGCCGGGGCCTTGCATGAGGGTGCCGCGCATCCCTGTGGACACCGCAACGCGCATACCTGTTTTAACTCGATTCATCAGATCGACGCCGCGCGGATCGCGCCCGGCCAGCTCGATATCAACGGCCAGCTCGCAGATTACCTGCGCGCCCGACATACGGGGCGCCAGCACGAACGCGCCGATGTTGTGCGCGTTGGTCGCTAGTGCGCCACCCGCCATCGTCAGGACGCCGTCAACCCGTGGGTGCGCGGCGGGCGCCGGTAGGCCGTTGAGCTGTTTGTACGACGCCTGTACGGCGGCGAGCGGGTAAAACGCTCGGTTCATCACTGAATCGCCTTCAATAGCCATCATGGATGTGACGAGGTGCTGGCGGCCGTTGATCGTTCGCGTGCCGTACGCGCCGGACGAGAGCGAATTGATTACAATTTTGATGCTCATCGGCCTGGCGTCAATTTGAATGCCATGTCGCCACCCGTCGCAGTCAGGCGCACAGCCGTTATGCTGCGCATGTCAAGTTTGAGCGTTGAGGCCGACACGTCGCCCTGATCGATGTACGCGCCGCCCTGTACGCTGGTGGCGACTTCAAGCGTGTTGGCGCCCGGTGAGTCAACCTGCAAGCTAGTGAGCTGCAGGTACTCGGCTATCTCAACGACGACGGGCGCCGCGATGGTTACAGTTCCGGAAAATATCATGTACAAGCCCTCGGGTTATATTGACATTATGCCGCGTCTTGTGCTTCGAGTGCAAGAAGCGCCGCACGTTGGGCCGCGAACTCGGCCTGCTTTGCTGGTGTGTCGGCGTCAGGCACCACGGGCGCGAACCCGCAGCGACAGTTCCACGGGCTGGCGTTCTTGTTGGCGCTGGCCGTCTCGGCCGTCATAACAACGCCGTGCCAACGCGCGTGCAGGTGCCGCACCTTCGTGTCGCGAACTGTGATCCACCTCAGCTCAATGTCAACGCCCGTCTCGCCGCTGGCGCGTGTCACCTCGCTGATTGCGGCCCGGCCGTACGCCTGGTTCACCTCGGTGCGGGCGATCAGTCGTGCGCGCGATCGGCTAACGTCGATACGTGCGCGCATGTCGCGCACTGTTGTGCGAATACCCCGGCCCTCGGCGACGGAATCGAACAGCACCTGCCGGACCTCGCCCGACATAACGTCGGTCCAGCCGGTGAGTTTATCAAACGCCCGGCCCTGCAGGAACGCGAACGCGTCAAGGTGTATGGGCGCGGTCAGTGCCGACCCCGCCGTGCCTAACGACGGGACGGCAGAAAACGAGGCGATGCCCTGCGCGGCCAGTCGCTCGGCCTCGCTCGGCGTGATGCCTGAGCCCTGCGCGAGCAGTGACGCGCGGGTCGTCTCAAGGCCCCGGCGGTACGCCTCAAGCTGATAGCGCGCCTGCCAGTCGTCGGCGAGTAGCACGGCGCTAATCTGCCCGTCGAGATACGCCATATACGTGCGTTGCTGCGCCGCGCTCATCTCGAACACGTCCTCGGCGTTCGTTAGCAGATCGGATTCCAGCCGGGCCACAACGGCACGCGTAAACCTGCGCCATCGTCGGTTTATCTCGGCCAGCCACGCCGCCTCGATGGTTCGGGTGCGCGTCGGGTTACTCCTCGACATCGTCGGCCGCCCCGAGCGCGATGTCGGCCAGGTTCAACGCGTCAAGCGCGCTGCGCATGTCGATCTCGTCGCCACCGATGGCCGACTTGGCCGCCGCAACGAGCTGCAGCGTGGTGGCTCGCTTGTTGTCGATCTCGGCCTGTTCTTTCTCGGTGCTGGCGCCCTGTTGCGGGAAAACCACGGCAGCGCCGGGCGGTAGTTTGATCACGCCCGCACGGTCCAGCAGTTCAAGGGCGCGCATTGCCATGACGGCGCACCATGCGCGCTGCCGGTCCGCGATTAACTGGTTCATGGCGAGCTGATCCTCGCTGCCTGCGAGCTGCCCCGAGCCCTCGCCGGTTAGTATCCGGATCGGTATGCCCGTGTATCCTGAAATCTCCCATAGCCCGACTTTGACGGTGTCTAGCGGGCTGTAGTGCGTCGTGTCTAGCGTCTTGACCTTCGCACCGGCGGCAATGGTATGATCCTGCCATTCGTTGGTGAATTTCTTCACGTTCTCGTCGAATTTCTCTTTCTGTGTCTCGTCGTTTAGCAGTTGCGACGCAAAGTCTTTGTCGATCTCGTAGGCGATCTTGCCGCGCGCGTTGCGGAAATACGCCTCGGCCGACCCGCCGCACGATTTGTCCATATCAAGGATACGGTTAAACACCGGTTCGAGTGCGCCGGTGCCCTCGATGTAGTCGTCAAGCTCCGACTCATTGAGGTGTACGACGCGGGAATAGTGCACGCGTATTGTGCCGATGTTCGATAGCGTTTTCTTGTCGTCGCGGTGCGCCCCGCCCAGCGTGTACATTAACGGCAGGCCGTAGCGCGGCGACAGGGTGTCTTGTTCGAGCTGGTCAACCCGCACCGCGTCAAACGCGAACGGCTTAAAGTACGTTGAGGCGATGGCCCGGCCCGACGGGGCGCCCATCGGTTCGGTTAGCGGCAAGCCGTCCGGCACGCCGATCAACAGCACCGCGTTGCGGCCAATCCGGTTCAGTATATCGACGCGTTCTAGTGCCCCGGCAAACCCGCGCACGTTCAGCTCGGCCAGTTGCTCGGCCAGCACGACCTCCTCGTCGGCCTGCAGCGTGAACCCGTCGCGCCAGCACGTTTTCGGCACGCCGTGGGTGATCCGGTTCGCGATGCCCTGTCTGCGGCTGGCCTCGTACATAAGGCGGAACCCGAGGTCGCCGTCAAGGGCCAACGGGTAGCCGTAAATGTCGTATAGGCTGCGCTTGTCCTCGTGGGACATGCCGAACAGCTTACCGACGCGGGCGTACCACGTCGACTCCCTTACCGCGTTGGTGATGTCTGTTTTCATGGTTAGCGCCTGGCGTGTCGTCGGGACATAGTAACACCGCCGCCCCGTCGTGCAAAGATAGCGTGTTAATTGTTTGACAATCTATTGCAGGCCCGTATACTTAACGGACCAACAACGCAACGGAGCAACACGACAATGACAACGACCCGACAGATCGCCGACATGCTGCGCCTCGTCGCGCTCGAGTATCCCGACGGGGTGGAGCCGCGCGAACGGGTAGTCGTGCTGCGCGTTGACGGCCTAACGATCCGATGTATGCCGAGCCGTGAGGCGGTTCAGGCGGTGGCCGACAAGTACGCACGCGGCCCGGTGAAGCGCACCGCGACCAGCGCGCGGCGGTACTACGGCGGGCAACGCGGCGGGCGAGGCATGACGCCCGTCACCGCGAAGGGCGCCACGACGGTCTACGCACTGTGAACCGTCGGCGCGTTAAACGTCGGCACGGCACCGCGTCGGCCGCCGAAAAGGAACGACGGCGCGTCGACCCCGACGGGACGCGCGGCCTCAAAGTTTACGAACGGATCAGCGCGCGGCGGCACGTCCTGCCCTGGTACGTTGGCACCTTTAACGAATGGTTGGAGTTTTCATAATGACTGAATTAAAACGGTACGAGCTGGAACAGTTGCGCCAGCTAGGGCAAAAGCCTGACCGGCTGCGATGGGACAAGAACCCGTCAGGCCCGTTTATGATGGCGGCCGACGTGTTGCCCGAACTGGACCGGCTGCGGGCTCTTAACGTTGCGCTGGCGGCCGAAGTTGAGGAATTGAGCGGGGCCGCCGATCTTGCGCGACTGCAGGCGCAGACGGGCGCGCCCGCAGATACGTGTCTGCGCGTTCTCGCCGTGTGCGACGGCGACGTGTCGCTGGCGGCGCAGCACATAACGTGGAACGTGGGTAAGTGGCCCGGCGACTTTACGACGGACGAGGACTACGACAGGGGGTGCGCCCGGCAAGTACGCGCGCTGCGCGACGCTACCGGGTGCGGCAAGATTACCGCAGATATGGCCTTGCGCCATTGCGGGGGCGACCACGACAAGGCCGTCGAGTGGTTACGCTCCCGCTAACGGCCTATTCGTTCGGCCAGCCCTTGCAACAAGCCCTTGGGTACGGCCTGGCCGGTCGATACGGGCTTGTCGTGGGTTGAGCGTGAGCGAACATAGATACCTGCGGCGGTCAGCGCCAGGCCGAGCGACGGCATGATGGCCGCGTTCAGATCCGCGATGCCCGTCACGATCATGGCGCCCCGTTCGGGGTGCACCAGCAACGCCAGCACGCCGCCCAGCAGGGTGACGGACACCTGCAGCTTGACGACGTCCGTCACCATGTACAGCAAGCCAGGCCGCGCGCGCCGCACGTACTCGTCGTCGCTCGCCATCGCAATGCGTGCCGTGGCGTTCGTCTCGGCGATGCCCTGCAGTTCGAGCCGTTCGAATTCGAGGCGGTGCTCGGCGTACAGGGTTTGCAGCTTCAACGCCGCGCCCGGATCGGCCGCCAGCGCCGCCTGGACAGCGTCGGGCGTATCGTCGACCCCTAGCGTTCTGGCGATCATTGAGCCCACCGCCAGGCCGCCCGGCCCGCCGAGTAGTCCGCCCAGCGCCGGGGCGAATCCTGCAACGGTTTTACCTACTTTTGACCAATCCATGACAATTACCTATTTAATTGTTTGACAATCTATTGGAACTCTATAGAATGGCAATCATACCAACCAACAACGAGCAAAGCGAAATGAAAGTCACTAGCAAAAAGAGCATCACCCTCGCCGCACTGGCCGCCCATGACGAGATAGTGACATACACGATCGGCAGCAACATCGACTGCGTTAAGGTCCGCAACATCGACGGCGTGCAGGTGTTCGTTCTTGACCAGCTACGCCACGGGCGGTTCACTTCCACCCAGTTTGCCACACTGGGCCTGCTCAAAGCCGCCGCCCACATATTCCACTGCAAATACTAGGGGCCGCGCCGATGATTACCTTACCCCCGAACGGCGGCGTGGTCGTCTGCTACGGTGCAGGCGTCGACAGTACGGCGATGCTGGTCGCTATGCACCGGCAGGGCCTACGCCCTGACCTGATCACTACGGCCGACACGGGCGGCGAAAAACCCGAGACGTACGCCTACGCCGAGCGGATGGACG